CCAGACAGCTACGGCAACTGCAACTCTTACCGCAGCGCAGATCGTTAACCAGATGTTGGTGGCTAACCCATCAACGAGTGCCGCAACGTACACGTTGCCTTTGGGTACGGCAATTGATGCTGCTGTTCCTAACGCTACGGTCGGTAGCACGTTTGACCTGTCAATCGTCAACATTGGCACTTCGTCTGGCGCGGTGACGTTGGCTGTTAACACGGGCGTAACCGATGGCGGCAACGCTCTGGTTGCTATCGCTGTTACAACCAGCCAGTTGTTCCGCTTCCGTAAGACCGGCGACGGTACTTACGTTGTGTATCGTTTGGGCTAAAAGCCTAAATCTAGGGGGAGGGCCACAAGCTCTCCCCTTTTTTAAGGAATTATCATGCCTAATACGCAAGCAGTTGGAGTCGCGTATTCCGATCCTGAGTTCACTACGATGTACGCAAGCCAAGAGATTGGGTACTCGACTGGCGCTCAAGGTACGGTTACGCAAGCAACAAGCAAGTCTACTGCGGTCACGCTTAACAAAAGCATGGGCCGTATCACAATGAACAACGCGGAATTGGCGGCTAATACCGCTGTTTCGTTTACGATGAACAACTCGCTGATTTCTGCTAACGATACGATCATTGTGAACGTGTCGGGCGGTGGTACGGCAGCGGCGTATACGACCTACGTTTCTAGCATGACTGCTGGATCTGCGGTTATTACGTTGCGTAATATGACTGGCGGCGCTCTTTCTGAGGCTGTCATTCTTAACTTCGCAACTATTCACGGCGCAAGCTAACAGGCGGGGCTTCGGCCCCTCCTTTCGAGGTTTACGATGGCAACATATTCGGCTGGTGAGCAGATCAACCGCGCCCTGCGACTGTTGGGTGTCCTAGCAGAAGGTGAGACCACTTCGGCAGCAGTAATGCAAGATTCATTGATGGCAATGAATCAGATGATTGATTCATGGAACACCGAGAGGTTGTCGGTGTTCTCAACAATAGATCAGATTGTTAATTGGCCTGTTGGCGCGATTAACGCCACGCTCGGACCGTCAGGGTCTTTGGTGCGTTTAAACGGAACCGCCGTCCGTCCCATCTTGGTTGATGACGCAACGTATTTCCGCGATGCAACTACAAACGTCAGCTACGGCATCAAGCTGATCAATCAGCAGCAGTACGACGGGATTGCGGTCAAGACCGTAACGTCTACCTACCCGCAGGTCATGTTTGTAAACATGACCTACCCCGACATTGACATCTACATCTACCCTCGCCCAACGCGCTTGCTGGAGTTTCACTTCATCAGCGTTCAAGAGTTGTCTGCACCGGCAACGCTGGCAACTACGCTGGCTTTCCCACCAGGATACCTGCGGGCGTTCACCTACAACTTGGCGATGGAGATCGCGCCTGAGTTTGGTGTTGAACCATCAGAGCAGGTCAAGCGGATTGCTATGACTAGCAAGCGTAATCTGAAGCGCATCAACAATCCTGACGATGTGATGTCAATGCCTTACGCAATCGTTGCAACGCGCCAGCGGTTCAACATCTACGCCGGTAACTACTAATGAAAACGCCGATTCTGGGATCGGCGTATGTTGCTCGGAGCATCAACGCTGCCGACAACCGCATGGTCAATCTCTTCCCTGAGATTGTCCCCGAAGGCGGCAAAGAACCTGCGTTCTTAAACCGCGCTCCCGGCCTGTCGCTGCTCGCCACCGTTGGTACTGGTCCCATTCGGGGACTGTGGACGTTCAACGGTGTTGGCTACGTTGTCAGCGGGTTGCAACTTTACAAGATCACTAACAACTACGTTTCTACGCTGTTGGGTACGGTATCCGGCACAGGGCCGGTTAGCATGGCCGACAACGGTACGCAATTATTTATTGCTTGTAACGGCCCAAGCTACATCTACAACTCGCTAACTAACGTCTTTGTTCAGATTACTGACGAAGATTTTCCAGGCGCGGTGGCTGTTGGTTATCTAGACGGGTACTTTGTATTTATTGAACCCAACAGCCAGAAGGTGTGGGTAACCGCGCTGTTGGAAGGTACGTCAGTTGATCCGTTGGATTTTGCCAGCGCAGAAGGATCGCCAGACGGTCTGGTCAGTATGATCGTTGACCACCGAGAAGTCTGGTTGTTTGGGACCAATTCGGTTGAGGTCTGGTACGACGCGGGTAACCCAGACTTCCCGTTGCAACGCATCCAAGGCGCGTATAACGAAATTGGTTGCGCTGCAACATACTCAGTCGCCAAACTAGATAACGGGTTGTTTTGGTTGGGCGCTGACGCTCGCGGGCAGGGCATCGTCTACCGTGCCAACGGCTACACCGGCCAGCGGATCAGCACCCACGCAATTGAGTACGCAATCGCCCAGTACGGCAATATTAGCGACGCGATTGGCTACACATACCAGCAAGAAGGCCACGCCTTCTATGTACTGACATTTCCATCGGGCAACGCTACTTGGGTGTACGACGTATCTACACAAGCGTGGCATGAGCGGGCGGCGTTCTCTAACGGTCTGTTTTTGCGGCATCGCAGCAACTGCCAGATGGCATTTAACAGCGAGATCGTTGTTGGCGACTTTGAGAACGGCAACTTATATGCGTTTGACCTAGATGTTTACGCTGACAACGGTGGCCCTCAAAAGTGGCTGCGCTCTTGGCGGGCGTTGCCTACAGGGCAGAATAACCTAACTCGTACAGCGCACCATAGCCTACAACTAGATTGCCAAAGCGGCGTTGGAATCAATAACAGCGCCGGTACAGATCCGACTTTCTTACTTACCGAATCCGGTTTGTTCATCACAACCGAAAGCGGCGATTTCTTGCTTGCCGTAGCTGAAGGCGAGCCAACAATCGGATCTGACCCGCAAGTCATGCTGCGTTGGTCTGACAATGGCGGCCACACTTGGTCTAACGAGCATTGGTCGCCGTTGGGCAAGATCGGCGTTTATCAACACCGCGTGTTCTGGCGTCGCCTTGGTATGACACTTAAACTGCGTGATCGAGTTTACGAGTTGTCCGGCACAGATCCGGTCAAAATTGCCATTATGGGGGCTGAACTGCACTTGAGCGGGACAAGCGCCTAATGCCAGTCATCAATAACATCACCCAGATCCCCGCGCCTCGGGTTGACTTTATTGACCCGCGCACGGGGTTGATGTCGCGTGAGTGGTATCGGTTCTTCCTAAACCTGTTTACGTTGACCGGATCTGGCGCAAATTCAACCGCGATTGAAGACTTTAATTACGACCCGATTGGCTCGCAGGTAAGCGAGCTTTACAGCATGGTCAATACGTTGGAACTCGGACCTGTAGGTCAGCCAGCGTTTGATAGCGGCGTTACCCAGGTCAACACCGGCACGGGCTTGACCGGCGGTCCAATCGTTACGACTGGCACGATCAGCATTGACAACACCGTTGTCACGCTTACGGGTACGCAAACGCTGACTAACAAGACTATTACGGGTCTTAACAGCGCATCAACCGTCAAAGACAGCGCCGGTAATCTGTACGGGTTTGGTTTTCGGACCATGCCCCAGTCGGATAACACTAGCGGTACGCTGGTCTTGTCAGATTCAGCCAAGCACCTCTACATCACTAGCAACGTCACCGTACCGCCTAATAGCAGCGTAGCGTTTGACATCGGCACGGTTATTAGCGTGGTGAGCAACGCCACGGCAATAGTTATCCAAGCAGGGGCGGGCGTCACGCTCAAGCTTGCTAACTCCACATCTACCGGCAACCGATCAGTCGCGTCTAACGGCGTCGCTACTATGATCAAAGTTGCAACTGATACTTGGTACGTTTTCGGTCTGGGTGTGTCATGAGTGGCTTTCTGGGGATGTTCACTTTTGGTGGCCCTCCTCCTCCAGTTGTCCCGTCAATCTATATTGCGTATGGTGGTCCTACGCTTGGTCAAAGGATTTCTGTCTACAACTGGAATTCAACGACTGGGTTTGGGTCAATTTTCACGGCCCCAACGGTTTCCAATCCGGTCAACCAGATTTCTTTTGTCACAGACAATTCAAACATCTCGGCGTCCTGTACTACGTCGCCTTTTTTCCTTGTGTGGGCGTGGTCTGGCTCTGGGTTTGGGACGCAGTACTCTAACGCCGGTAGCCCTTTAAGCCCGTCTGCGTTTGGCCCCGCAGGGTTTACCTGGACTAAAAATGTTGACGCAATCTTAACGTCAAACGCGCTAAACCCTTCTTTTCCGCAAGCATGGGCGTGGAGTCAAGCAAGCGGGTTTGGGTCTAAGTATTCAAACGGGCCAGCGCTAAATTCTGCTAGCTTCTCAACTGGCGTTACGCTAAACGGCGACAGCACCCAGGTTGCGTTCAGCCAAGGCGCAACCCCAGTCATTTCGTTGTTCCCGTGGTCATCGGTAACGGGGTTTGGTACTAAGTACGCAAATCCAGCGTCGCTGCCCCCGTTTGGCAACAACCTAGAAAGCATATCGTTCAACCCAGTAACGAATGACGTTGCGATTGGCAGCACCGCGACTCCGTTTATCGCCGCGTATCCCGTAACATCGTCTGGGTTTGGAACCAAATATTCCAACCCTTCAAGCCCTGTAGCGGGGCCAGCGTTTGGGATTAGGTTTTCACCTGCGGGGACTGAACTTGCAGTTGGAAATAACTCTACTCCAAACTCGTTAAAAGTGTACCAATGGTCTTCTGGCTTTGGTTCTTTGTACTCAAGCCCGTCAATACTGCAAGTTGTACAATCTGTGGACTGGTCTAGTACGGGGACGGAAATCGCTGCGGCGATACCTTCAACGCCGCCCTATACTAGAGCGTACCCGTGGACATCTGCCGGTGGGTTTGGGTCAGCGTATGCCAGCCCTAGCACTCTTTTAGGCGTCGCAAATTCTGTAGCTTTTTCCGACAAATCAAGATGATTACTAACAACGAAAAACTAGCCTCAGCAGTCATGAACGCCTACCACCGCGAGATGGAAATCTATGCGTATCAGGTGAACATTGACAACTATTCTGCTATGCTACTCGCACTTCCATCGGATGATTGGCCGCAGGATTGGGTAG